AAAGCACCAAAAAATCTTTAATGCTATTAAGGATATGTACGATACTAACATATCTATAGACCTTACTACCGTAGCTCAAAAACTTTCCCAAGATGAGGACATCATAAGAGAAGGTGGAGCTTATTACCTATCTAAGTTAACTGATAATGTAACTTCTAGCCATCATATCAACACTCATATTGAGATTGTTATTGAGATGTATAAGAAGCGTGAAGCGTATAAAGTACTTAAGATAGCTGAGAATCTATGCTTAGACAACGATAGCCAAGCAATAGATTTACTATCTGACCTAAATAGTCAACTTATAGGTTTACTAGAATATGGTAATATCTACGAAAAAAGCATCACAGATGTAGTTATGGCTATCAATTTTGCTAGGGATTTGGCTAGTAATGGCGAACTTTTAGGATTTAATACTGGCTTTGATGAACTAAACAAGACTATAGCAGGTTGGTGTAAACCTGACCTATGTATTATAGCTGCTAGACCAGGAGCAGGTAAGACTGCAATGATGCTTTCTAGTGTTTACCACTTAGCTATCCTAAATAACGTCCCTACGGCTATTTTTAGCCTCGAAATGAGCTCCGAACAGCTTGTTGAAAGGTTAGAGTCAATAACGAGTCAAGTGCCCTTAAAACGCCTTAGAACGAATAATCTGAATGATTACGAAAGAAAGCTACTTTTAAAGACAGACGACAAGATAATAACAGCACCCATCTACATAGAGGATACTGGAGGAATCAGTATCTCACAACTCAGAGCTAAGGCTACTATTCTAAAGCAGAAGTATGGTATTAAGGTAATATTCCTAGACTATCTTCAGCTTATGAGTGGACAAGGCAAAGCAAACCAAAACAGAGAGCAAGAGGTTAGTAATATAAGCCGAAGCCTTAAAGCCTTAGCAAAAGAGTTGGAAGTGCCTATTATTGCCTTATCTCAGTTAAGTCGTAAAGTAGAAGAAAGGGCTGATAAGCTACCAATGTTATCCGATCTTAGAGAATCTGGCAGTATTGAACAAGACGCTGACATTGTTATTATGCTTATGCGACCATCTTACTACGAAATGAAAGAACCTGTAGAAATAGGTGGTAAAGAATACAATCCTGATGACCTAGTTATCGTTAAGGTAGAAAAGAATAGGCATGGTAAGACTGGTAACTTGGCTGTTAGATTTATTGGAGAAACAACCACATTTGAAGACTATAAATTATAAACTATGAAACTACTAAAACAAAAACCTAGTGATGTAGAATATATAGAAGGCGAAGACCTGAACATAGAGAACATGAAGGAACGTATAGTTACTAAGGCATGGTATGATACTGCTAGATTTAGTGAGATAACAGATGTAGCAGTTGGTATAGGCATGGGAACTAGAACATTATACTTTTATGCTAGAAAACTAAAACTACCAAAGAGAAGTGGACTTAAATAGAAACTATAAGAATACTCGTAAGTTCGACATAGAACAAGCTAAAGCTGCTGATGGTACTTATCAGGCATTGTTATTATTTGCTAGAAATACAAAGGTTATAGTTATCCAACAGCCAAAAGCATTGAAACAAAAATTTATGTGGCTTGAATATGAAAATAATGGTCAACCTAGTGGCATAGCAGATACAAGAGTAGAGTTCTTTGCTATCAACTTTGACCTTAAAGATAGAATCTACTTTATAAGGGCTGAAATGCTTAGAATAAAGGCAAGAAGACACTTTAAATGGGGTAAAACTAAGATAGTTGAGGGCATAAGATATGTAAAAGTACCAACGGTTGAGATGATACGTTTCGATTAATTGATGTAATTTCGTTTATATGACATACAAAACAGCAAGTGACTTAACCAAGATGATGCTAGAATATTTAGATAGTTTAGGTTATGAAGTATGGAGGAATAATAACCTGGCAGTCAAAGGAAGGTCTTTCATCGGTAAGAAAGGATTGCCTGACATTATTGGTTACCATAAGAACTATGGTCAGTTCATTGCTTGTGAGATTAAAGCTATAGGTGATCGTTTAAGCGTATCACAGATAGAGTTCTTAACGCATTTAGGTATGTGTGGTGGAACATCAGTAGTATGTCAGCAAGTATCAGACGGAACAATTAATTTAACAATATTTACAGACAATGGCGAAAGCAAAATCAGCACTTGGGACGAGTACAAAGGTGAATTTCGGGAAACGTAAAGAAGGTAGGGCAAAAAAATCTTATAATAAACACAGTCCAAGACCTAAAACCTATCGAGGTCAAGGACGTTAAACAACAATTATGGAAAATCTAGAGTTAGAAAACAAAGCGGAAAATGTAACTAAAACTACAAAGAAAGAAGTTAAGGTTACAGTAGTACCTAAGGAAAGTGGATTTGTAACTGCTGAAACTATTAAGTTAGTAGAAGACATCTTAAACGATGGTACAGTAGACATTAAATGGAGAGCTCAACTTAAAGAGCAAGTAAGAAAATACAAAGCAAATGGAGAATAACTATGAATACGATTCAGTCGTTCAAAATGTTATTAATAGATTACAAGACAGAGCTAGAATAGGTTATGAAAAGTATGGCACTGACTTAGATAGAAATGACTTAATAACAGAACAATGGATTGAACACGCTATAGAAGAAGCATTAGACTTTAGTCTATACTTAACTAAGCTTAAAAATCAGTTAAAAAAGAGTTTATAAACCAAAACAAAAATAACATGGCAACACAAAAAGAAAACTTCTTAGGAAGATGTTTCACACTTAGATCAGCTTACGGATCATTCAGAAAAGTATCATTCGGTCCAGAGGACTTAAAGAAACTAAATGAGTTCGCAGCATCAAACAAAGGATGGTGTTCTATCCTTATCAAAGACAAAAAGAACGCAGGACCTGAACAAAGTGATTTCTATTGTGAAATGGACACATTTAAAGCAGGTGATTATAAACCAACAGAGAAAAAATTACCCTTTTAGTTATGAATCCAAAAATTTACAAAGAAATAATCATTAACCTATTACTTTTATTAGTAGGTTTGTATCTCCCATTTGCATTTATTATTAATAAGTACAATCCTTTAGGATGGGAATGGTATGAGAGATGTTTATACGTTATAGCAATAGTAAGTACCATAGGATATGGTGCTAATGTATATAACAAAAAGTAGTATGTTTTGTTTGTAGTTTAATAGAAAGTTAAAGCCCTGTCGTTTCTACGGTGGGGCTTCCCTTTTATATATCAATGTGACTTATATGGGATAAATGCACATCAGAAAGTGCATTTTATGACACATTATGCATGAAATATTAGAAAAATTCATGCAACTTATTATAATTTGGGTACAACAAGAGTTTATAATTTTGGTAATGGTAGTAGTTTTACTACCTTTTATGATTGATAAATGAACTTTATATGATTGATAAAAAAGCCCCAGATTTTACCTGAGGCTTTAACCAAAACATACACACAATCACACACCACACATGAGAGCTATTTTAATTATGACTATTTCTAGTGTCATAAAACTTTGTCAATACTGATCCATAAAGGATTGCTTGATACCTCGTAGTAAAACTATCCATTGATTCGTTTACATAGAAGTAATCTTCATTAGACATATATACAAAACATCTATCACTATTTTCTTCATCAGCCGTTACACTCGCCACCTGATAAATGTTGATATAAGCATCTGACTCCTCAGAATTATCCTGGAACTCATAGCTTTCATCTTCCTCTTCGGTCAGTTGTATGATGTGCATTAACATTTGTGATACTATTTTTAAGTACAGTAAGTCTTAATTCTCTAACAATCAATTCTAGTTTTGCCTCTAAGTGAGTCTTTTCTTTCATTAATTGGTTAATCTTAACGTCTACTTCTCTGTTCATACAAATTTACGATTTAATTCTAATGGAAATAAAAAGTGCATACCGCATTGATTTACAATGTAATACACACTTTCTTTATATTTACTAAACTATAGTTACTTTTTAGGTAACCTGATAATTTTACTGCCTAGTGGCATTGGAACAAATATAGCAACTCTTCCGCCATCTAGAACAACTCCACAGCCTAATGTTGGTCTTTTGGGGAAAGGTCGTGAATATTCCATAGCATAGGCATCTATATCTATGCCACAGCCTACGTTCATACCGAATATCATATCCTTGTCACTAGAAGAGTACAAAACCCCTCCAAAGGAGTGAATATGACCTATAACGGTTGATTGTCGAGCATCTCTTGCTCTATTGATTGCACCTGCTTGTCCTGATGATCCTGTACCATGAGTGTACAGAACACTGTCTATTTCCCATTCTAAAGCCCATTTCCAGCCTCTAGGAGCATCCCAAGCTTGTTCATAAGATTTAATAAATCTGTCTGGTAAACCGCTTGTTTGTGCCTTTCTTTTGTGAAGAGCTGAGTGGTTACCAATACATACTTTAACAATGGGGAAAGTCTTGTACCATTTGTACATAGCTTCTTGAGCTAAATCTGCTTCTCTACCTGCTCCATGTCCATCAGGCTTAGACTCGTGGTAACTGATGGCATGATTGTCAACTTCATCTCCAATATGTACTACCTCAGCACATTGAAACTTATTCGCTACTTCATAGCAAAAAGCTTTATAGCCAGGATGACAAAATGGTTCATGAGTGTCGCCTATTACTAGGACATTTTTCTTGCTCATTATATGTGGTTTTGGTTTGGTTTATTTGTAAGGTGCGTAGGCTGTTTTGCCGTTAACCTTAAGTGCTCTCAACACTTGCTTTCTATTCTTACCAGCATTATAGCTTACATGAACCCAATCAGGATTAGTTGGAGTACCAAACTCAAATATTAACTGATCAAATTCATGGTTATCTTTAATGTAGTCAAAAATCTCTTTGTTAGTCGGTCCACTGCCCATCCAAATTCTCCACCCGCCAATTGAGGTATGCCTGAACCTGCACCCGCTTGCCCTCTGCGTACTTGAATCCTACTGATTGATACAATTGCCACGTATGTCTCCTAAAACTTGCTGATTGTTGCAAGTGTATTTATCGACTGAGAAGTGTATTATGCGGTGTGGTTTGCTTGTTTTTTGAAGTATTGTTCCACACGATCCCACCACTGATCTGCATATTTGGAATATTCCACAGCAGTGATGTCAAATTGCTGGTAGGTCATGTCACGACTGCACATGAACACATGAGCCTCTCGTATCTCAGTGCCATACACTTTGTTGTGGGCTTCAGCATAGGCAGTGAGCTGTAAAAAATAATCAGTGATCCACTCTTTTTTCTTGGGTTTGTTGCTCTGTTTAAAATCTATGATGCAGGGTGCGCCTTTGTAAGTGCCCACACAATCTGTGGTGCCAGCAT